GAGCTTTGGGTCCAAACTATTAACGCAGCTGCTCCTCCAGGAAGTAACCCCTGCGCTGGCAACGGAACAGCTATCACAAGTGGATCAAATGCAACTGTTGGTACTAATACGGTCAATAACGTATCAGGCATAGTTAACATTGCTGCCGGAATCGGTGGCAGTATCGGTACATCAGCCATTCCGGGTGGCGGTGCAGTAACAGGTGGTGGAACTTCAAATACAGGTAATAATGACAACAGTTCGAATTCTTCTAGTAGCGGCTCTAGTGGTTCTGGGAATGGCGGTAGTAACTCTGGGTCTAGCTCCGGCGGTTCCGGAACAGGCTCTTCAGGCAGCTCAGGGGGGTCTTCTGGCGGTAGTACTGGCGGTGGTTCTGGTTCTGGGGGCTCTGGTTCGGGTTCTGGCGGAAGTACCGGAGGAGGTTCAGGAACTGGAGGCTCTGGTTCGTCAGGCGGAGGCAACTCAGGCCGCCCGGACGGCGGTTCAGGAGGAGCGACAGGCAATCCGAGTTCTGGACAATCTGGAGCTGACGGAGGCGGAACTGGCAATACGTCTACAGGAGATGCAGGAGCTAGCTCATCCGGAGGAACTTCAGACAATACAACAACAGCCTCGGGAGGTGAATCAGAAAACTCGTCGTCAGAAGGAGGCGGCGGGGGTGGAGGTCAAAAGCAAAAAAACAAGCAAGAAAAAATAGGAAGAGGAGCTCTGATTGGCTCCGGTGACTTTGTTGCCATTAGAAACTCTTCCGACATTCAACAATCTGGTAACGACAATTTCAGGTTCAATATGTCCCTGACTCATGTCAACACCAAGCAGAACTTTATTAAAGGAGTTAATCTGAATTTCACTACCGGTGAAAATGTTTTGAATACTACATTGTACGGTAGTTACAAAGCGAAAGGGTTTATGGGGGTATTCTCCAACTCTGTGATGACTAACTTTAAGTCTGATATCTTTAATACAACAACTGCTCTAGCAGCTCAAAAGACAGGAATCGTTACCTGGATGGGCGGAACCAACTTTACAATCGGTTCAATTGGTAAGAGCGGCTTCCAGAACTGGTCACTAGTTGGAGGAGGATTTACTAACTTTAAAGGAGGTAGAACTATCTCAGCTAACATAATGGCATTAGGAATCTATTCTCCTTACATATTTTATTATGAAGGACAGTGGTATAAGTCCGGCATTCTATTGGTACCTTTAGCTAACCTGGATATCAAACTAACTAATAAGTTTAAATGGAGCTTATCCTTCTCAGGAGCTTATCAATGGAATGCAGATATACTTAACTACCAACTATCAACAGGAACAAAAATGTTATTATGAAGTGGCTGCTCTGCATATTACCTTTCTTTGCTTTTGGGCAGACAATCACCCTCACTCCAATAGGTACTCAGGATGTAAGTGGTATACCTATCACAGTTGAGCATTTTATTACTACAGGTAACGGAACAACATCGGTAAGGATATTTAGAACACATTTCGGTAACGGAAATACTTCTCAGTATGCTCAGTATCCTTCTACTCGTACTGAGATGAATAGACTATTTAGTACTGCCTGGAGCGCAACAACTCTATGGTGGCAAGGCAGTATGAGTGCGACATCCTCTCTAAACTTCACTAGTGCATGGACACTAACATCAGCAGGAGCATCAGTTCCAAATAACGGCGATTATTACTCTACAGAAGTAACATTCACTTTTGTTGCTACAGAAACTGGCACTTATTCCTTCGGTATAGCATCCGATGATGGTTCTGATTTATCAATCAATGGAACTTCAGTAATTGAATACTATGGCGGCAAAGGTGTTGGCCCTTACAAATACGGAAACTATTCAATGACTGCAGGAACTCAATATACAGTTGTAGCAAGGATGCAGGAGTACGGAGGTGGTGACGGATTACTTCTAAGATGGAGAAGACCTTCTCAATCTACTTGGACTCTACAGTTAAACGAAATAGGAATAGCATCTTCCGGTTGGATAAGTCAAGGAACTAAAAATACAAATGCTTCCGGCCAGGCTTCCTGGACTAATTCCTCTAACTGGCCCTACAGAGTTACTGTTGACGTATCAGCTAAGTTTCATACTATCACTGATCAGGATATGAACTATATGATGTATAAGAAGGCGAATCTTTCCCCGATTCAGAGCTGGGACTTCTATACCTGTGACTGCAATAATAGTTCTACCTTCGACTGGGACGATATCTATTTCTGCTACATGCTATGGAGCAATACCTTCTACCATAACAAATACGTCTTTACAGAAGCAGAAAAGTTAGATATCGAAGCAAATCCAAACACTAATTATTATAACACATACTTCCCAACCCAGCTCAAGATTGAGGATAACCAGAATCGATTCTACATAATGGGCACCGGTAAACATAAAACAACCATAAACGGACAAACTTTACAATGATCAATCCAATCCTTGCCATGTGCTTCTACGTAGCTAGCGTAGGCTCTCAATCCAGTATAGCTGGAATCGATAATCAAAAATTTACTTTTGGTCTTAGACAGATCACAGAAGACGTTCTAATGGAAAGAGGTAACCCGTTATGTGCTTCCACAGATGAGAATGCTAGTCCGGTCTACGTTACAGTAACTGAGATCAAAGCACCAACCCAGGGAGTTAGAATCGGACCATTCGAATTCAAACAAAAGAAGACAATCGTTGAAGTAGATGTTGCAATCGGCTCACAAGTATATCACGGAGTAGGTAGAGCTAATACAAACGTTGCTGCTACATTAATGCAGCTTCAAGATGAAAACTTACCGTTCGAAAGAACAGAATTTTCAATAGCAGTTAAAAAAGCCATCGTTGATGCGCTAGATTAGGGCTATTTATATTAAATGGTTGCCAGTAATTGTTTTCTTAATCAGTTCTCTAAGTTAAACTTATTAAACAACAATTTATGGCATTTTGGGATATTTTTAAAGATAAGAATGACTTCAACGAGAAGACTATCGTTGGATTTCTTTCTTTCACGGTGATGGCTATCTTCGCAGGAGCTGACATCGTAACAGGTATTATGGGAAATCAATTAGTAATTAGTGATACGATTTTCAACTCTTTTGTAATGATTACATTAGGTGCATTTGGTATCGCTGAAGCTGGTAAGATTTTTGGGGGTAAAAAACAAAACGACGAAGAATAATTATGAGTTTAAAAAGTTTACAAGAGAAGATCGGAGTAGCCGCAGACGGTGCTTTCGGTCCAGGTACAATGAAAAAGGCAATGGAGTTCTACAAGTTAACTCCGGTTAGAGCAGCACACTTCTTTGCTCAAACAGCACACGAGACAGGAGGCTTCAAAGCTTTCTCTGAGAATCTAAACTACTCTGCCCAAGGCCTGCAAGGTATCTTCGGAAAGTACTTCCCAGGTAATTTAGAAGAGTCTTACGCTCGTCAGCCAGAAAAGATCGCTAACAGAGTTTACGCCGACAGAATGGGCAACGGAAACGAAGCTTCAGGTGACGGCTGGAAGTTTAGAGGTAGAGGAGCTCTCCAACTAACTGGTAAAGCTAACTACGAGGCATTTGCCAAGTACTTAGGTAATGACGAAGTTTTAACCAATCCTGATACAGTTGCTACTAAATATGCTTTTGAATCAGCTATGTTCTTCTTTGAAAGAAATAAGTTGTGGGCTATCTGTGACAAGGGTATCAACGACGCAGCCATTTTAGAACTTACTAAGCGCATCAACGGCGGTACTCACGGTCTAGAAGATAGAAACTCTAAGACTAAAAAGTACTACGAATACGTAAAGTAAAATGAAATCCAGTACCGTATTTTTATCTGTGGCAGCTACAATTTCTTTTGGATGCTCTTATTTTCTAGAGCTGACAATGGGTAATGCCGAGCAGTACCTTGCTTTAATTGCTGTAGTGTTTATAGATGGATTTTTCGGTATACTGGCTGGAATTAAAAGAGAAGGTTTTAAGACCTTTAAAGCTGTAAGAGTATTACAAAGAACGATAGTGTGGATTATGTTCCTAACTGTTATCCTAATGGTCGAAAGAGGCTTTGCAGGAACCAGTTGGCTATCTGAAACTATTATCGTACCTTTCATATTACTTCAGCTTATAAGTGCTCTTAAGAACGCCTCGATGTCTGGCTTCATCCACATAGGGGACCTAAATAAGATCTTAGATCGAATAGATCCTCACAAAGGAGAGAGGAAAGAATAAAAAAAAGTTTAAAGAGCCCTTGTTTCGCAAGGGCTTTTTTCTTATATTAAGGTTATGAGTGAAGAAAAAGTTACATACGGAAAAAGCGCAGTCGAGATCCTCAAGGAGGAATACCCGACTATCTACAACGGTTATGCCCAAATCCAGCAAGAGCAGTTTGAGCTCTTTGCTAAGAAGCATTTAGATTACGGAATGCATAACATCACTGCAGGTACCCAGCTTGCTAACGAAGATGAGATTGGCTTTGCATTGACCGGACTCTGGTATAGAATTTCAGACAAGGTTAACCGCTGGAAGAACTTGCTGATCAACCGACGCAGTGTTCAGAATGAATCTCTAATGGACACCTACCAAGACCTTGCTAACTACGGCATCATTGCTCAGTTAGTGGCTCGTGGTATGTGGAAGAAATAAAATGGCTAAAAAGAAGCTTCCTAAGGAGGTAAGCCTGGTTCGTGAGTACAAAGTAGAGAAGTACGACACAAAGGAGAATAAAAACATCTCCTACAGTCAGTACTCGATCTATAGTACTTGTCCTCACCAATGGTATCTTTCGTATCCGAAAAAGCTAGCACCTTATACTCCTAGCATTCATACAGTCTTTGGAACTGCTCTTCACGAGACAGTCCAGAACTGGCTAGATGTGCTATACAACGAGTCTGTAAAAGCTTCTAATGATATTGACCTATCAGAGTATCTCATTGATAGAATGAAGAAGACTTATAAGAAAGAAAGGTTCAATAACGCTAATAAGGATTTTACCACCCCTCAGGAGCTACAAGAGTTTCACAACGATGGAGTAGCAATCTTAGATCACCTAAAGAAAAAACGTTCGATATACTTTAGGACTAAGGGCACATACCTAGTAGGAGTAGAAGTACCGCTTGTGCAACAGCTTAAGCCTGGACTATACTTCAAAGCTTATCTAGATCTTGTCTTCTATAACGAGACTCTAGGAAAGTATTTGATCTTAGATATCAAAACTTCTACTAAGGGGTGGAGCGATTACGAAAAGAAAAGCGATACTAAAATCTCTCAGGTACTATTCTACAAAGAATTCTTTGCAAAGCAATTCAATACCGATGTAGAGAGTATAGATGTTGAGTTCTTTATTGTAAGGAGAAAGATTTATGAAGGAGGAGAGTTTGTACCTAAAAGAGTACAGCAATTCAGACCTGCTTCAGGAAAGATTAAGAGAGGTCAAGCTATGGCTAATCTAAATAAATTTGTAGAAGAAGCTTTCACCAATACCGGGGAATACGCTGAGAAAGAGTACCTCAAGAATGCTTCTAAGAATAATTGTAGATTCTGTCCGTTTAACAAAAGCCCTTTATGTAACGCAGCCATTTTGTAATTCCAAGCTATTTATATATGTATATAAAAATATAAAGGCTATGGACAACAAAAAGCTGACAAGCGTTAAAGTAGAGCAGCAGTTATTCGACGAGTTTAAAGTTCAATGCGTACGCTACAAATTTTCCTTTCAAAAGTTGGCAGATAGAGCAATCTTTCTCTATCTTACAGATGACGATTTTAGAGACAGAGTACATAATCAGAACGATTTAAACATTAAGTAACATACATGAAAGAAGGTTATTTGCCGAAGGATCAACGAAAAAAGATTCTTCTGCTCTCAGATGATATGCGATTGCATTCAGGCATCGCTACTATGGCAAGAGAGCTCGTAATACAGACAGCCCACCACTTTAACTGGGTTAATTTAGGAGGTGCAATGAATCACCCCGATGAAAAGAAAGCATTTGATCTTTCTGCTGATGTTAGTAAACAAGCAGGAATTGAAGATGCTTACGTAAGATTATACGCTACTTCAGGTTACGGAACAGCTGATATCGTTAGAGAGATCATTAGAACTGAAAAACCTGATGCTATCCTACACTTTACCGATCCTAGATACTGGACCTGGTTGTACGATATTGAAAGAGAGATCAGACAGCAAATGCCTCTGATGTATCTTAATATCTGGGATGACTATCCAGCTCCCCTATATAATAAGTCATATTACGAATGCTGTGACTTATTAATGGGTATCTCAAAGCAGACTGTTAATATCAACAGGCTTGTATTAGAAGAGGCTGCTAACGGAAAGATTATCGAGTATGTACCTCACGGCATCAACGAAGATTTTTTCTTCCCAATCACTCCTGAGTATAAAAACTACGACAAGTACCTAGAGTTTAAAAAGAATATCTTTGAAGGAAAAGAGATTGAGTTTGTAGTATTCTGGAACTCAAGAAATATTCGACGCAAGTCACCCGGTGATGTGATTCTATCTTACAGACAGTTCTGTGATATGATCGGAGAAGAGAAAGCAAAGAAATGCGCTCTTGTAATGCACACCCAAGCTGTTGATCAAAACGGAACTGACTTACTAGCAGTAAGAGATGCAATCTGCGACCCAGCCTACGTTAACGTATTCTTCTCTCAAGATAGATTAGGAGCTGAGCAGATGAACTGGCTATACAACCTAGCGGATGTATCCATGCTCATCTCTTCTAATGAAGGATGGGGACTTAGCTTGACTGAGTCTATGATGGCAGGTACTATGATTATCGGCAATGTAACCGGCGGTATGCAAGACCAAATGCGATTTGAAGATGAGAACGGCAACTGGTACACTCCTTCGTTTGAGATTCCTTCTAACCACAGAGGTACGTATAAGAAGCACGGTAAGTGGGCTATCCCAGTCTTCCCTTCTAATATCTCGCTAGTAGGCTCAGTCCCGACTCCTTACATCTTCGACGACAGATGCGCACCTGAAGATGTTGCAAAAGCTATCCAGGAAGCTTATTTGATGACAAAAGAAGAAAGAGAAGAAAGAGGCTTCGCAGGTCACGAATGGGCTCTATCAGAAGAAGCTATGATGTCGGCTAAAAATATGGGGCGAAACATTATTAAATACGTTACTCAAGCCTTTGAACAATTTACTCCTCGTACTAAGTACGACATCTTAAAAGTAGAAGCCCTACCAAAGAAATACGTTAAACACCCAGTTATTTACTAATGGATAAGATTTCAGTTATAGTTAGTTGCCCGATCGATACTTATAGCGGCTACGGAGCAAGATCAAGAGACTTTGTTAAAGCACTTCTTAAATTAGAGAAGTACGATGTAAAGGTGCTAAGTCAGCGCTGGGGTAATACTCGATTTGGATATTTAAAGGATCATAACGAGTACGAACTTAGCTCACTAATCGTTCCTAATATCACAGCCCGTCCTAATGTTTGGATTCAAGTAACAGTTCCTAATGAGTTTCAAGCAGTAGGAGATTATAACATCGGTGTTACAGCCGGCATTGAGACTACAATCTGTGATCCTAGTTGGATTGAAGGATTAAACAGAATGAACCTTAACCTAGTATCCTCTCAGCATGCTAAAGAAACCTTTGAGCGTTCTAAATTTAATGTAGAGGAGAACGGACAGGTAAAAGGAACAGTAGAGCTTAAAAAACCTGTAGAGGTACTATTTGAAGGAGTTGATATTACAAAATACTTCCCAACTACTTCTAAATTTGACCTTTCAGCAGTTAAAGAAGACTTTGCATACCTGTTTGTAGGACATTGGTTGCAAGGTGACTTTGGACAAGATCGAAAGAATGTTGGATACATGGTTAAAGTATTCTTAGAAGTATTTAAGAATAAAAAGAATCAACCGGCTCTTATTTTAAAAACTCAGTCAGCTAATGCATCAATTCTAGATAGAGACCAGCTTCTAAAAAAGATCGATGATATCAGAAAGACTGTAAAAGGTACCTTACCTAATATTTACTTGATTCATGGAGAGATGTCGGATGAGGAAATTAATCATCTCTACAATCACCCTAAAGTAAAGGCAATGGTTAGCTTTACCAAAGGCGAAGGCTTTGGAAGACCCCTGTTAGAGTTTAGCCTGGTGAACAAACCCATCATTGCATCAGGATGGTCTGGGCATACTGACTTTTTAGATAAAGAATTCTGCTACTTAGTTAACGGAACATTAACAAATGTACATAAGAGCGCTACAGTGAAGCAAATGATCTTAGCCGAGTCGGAATGGTTCACCCCTAGCGACGCTGAAGCTGCTACAGCTCTACGAATGGTGTTTGATAACTACAAAAAGTACTCGGAGCTAGCAAAGAGACAGGGGTATAAGTCTCGTACAAACTTTAGCTGGGAGAAGATGGCAGAGCAATTAGATCAAATTCTCTCAAGCAATCTACCTACCTTCGCTAAGCAAGTTGAATTAAAGCTACCAACTTTGCAGCTTCCTAAGTTGCAGAAAGCAAATGAAATGCCTAAATTAAATCTACCTAAATTGAATAAGATCAATGGATAAGCTAACTGATTGCAAAAGATGCGGCTCTAACGCTTGCTATGAACAGCAGATCAACGAACAGGTAACTACCTGGTTATGTATGGGTTGCGGCTTTACTACCTCAACTGTTATGACAGAAGGTAGCCAGGCTGTAAAAAGCGCCTTAGAGTCCTCACCAGAACTTTATAAAGACCTTCTGCACAAAGACGAAGATGGTCATGTATGGATGCCTGCAACAGTAACACTCCCGGCTAAAGGAATGGTGTTTATTGACGGCAGCACTAAAGAGAATTGGAAATGGACTGCTGTTAAGGCAGCTACTATCCTTCAAGAGGAGAAACACAAGTACCCTGAAGGACAGACTCATAAGATGGATATGAAAGGAGCTCAACACTTCTCTCAGAGAGAGTTTATGGATGCGTTAGAGGTAATTGGTTTTTACGAGTTGGGATGAAAATAAGCTATGCAGTTACGGTTTGTAATGAGCTGGTGGAGATACAACGATTGCTTCCTTTCTTAATTAAAAATAAAAGAGAAGAGGATGAAATAGTTATCTTCTACGATTCCAATAACGGAACTAAATCAGTAGAGGATTATTTAAGAACTCAATCTCAAAGTACATTTGCTCCTTTTAGATTCATTCACTATCACTTTGATGGGCATTTTGCTAATATGAAGAATGCTCTAACAGAGGCCTGTTTGGGAGATTATATCTTCCAGATCGATGCTGATGAAATGCCCAACTCGTACCTGATGGAGAATCTTTCTATTATCTTGGAATCCAACGATGTAGAGGTACTAAGAATCCCTAGAATCAATACAGTTTCCGGATTGACTCAAGAGCATGTTCAGAAGTGGAGATGGAATGTAAACGAGGAAGGATGGGTAAACTTCCCAGACTATCAGTGGCGTATTTACAAAAGAAGTCCTTACATTAAGTGGGAAAATAGAGTACATGAGGTCCTGAACGGGTTTAAGTCACTTGCTTTCCTTCCAGCGGTAGAGGGGTACTGTCTTACACATCACAAAGATATCGAAAGACAGGAAAGACAGAACGCTTATTACAGTACTTTATAGATGGAACGAACTGTTATATTAGGAGATGGACTACTAGGAGCAGAATTACACAGGCAAACTGGCTGGGACGTTATTAGCAGAAAGAAGGATAATTTTGATATTACTGATCCTTCTAATTTTGATACATTTATAAACTGGTACAACGACCCTCAATCTGGTAAGCTAGCCGGTACTCCGAAGTATGATACGATTATCAACTGCATAGCTTTTACAGAGACATATTCAAACGACAGAAAGAAGCATTGGGATGTTAATTATAGAGCAGTAGCTAACCTGGTAGACTTCTGTAGCTACTGGGGAATAAAACTTGTACATATTTCTACGACATACGTATATGCTAACTCTAAAAGAGAAGCGACAGAGGAAGATGTACCTGTACACCAAGCTACACACTACGCACATACTAAGCTACTGGCGGACGGGTATGTAGAGTTAAGAAGTAAGAACTACCTCTTAATTAGGACAACACATAAGCCGAGACCTTTTCCCTTTTCTACTGCCTGGCTTAATCACGAAGGTAACTTTGACTACGTAGATATAATAGGTAGCTTAGTTGTAAAAGCTATTAAGAAAGAAGCTACAGGAGTATTAAACCTAGGTACCGAATTAAAAAGTATGTACCAGTTAGCGAAACAAACTAGTCCTAATGTGGAACCCACAATTGTACATGATAAGTTAATCCCCACAGACTTTAGTATGTCTCTGACAAAAATGAAAACCCTTTTAAGTTAAGTTGCAAAACAGCTAGCAATTTCTTATATTACTATTATATGATTGAATTAGAAAAAATAAAAGAGTTAGTAGGAGATCATCTCCCAAGCTATGTCTACAACGGACAGAAGTTCGAACCGGGTAAGAGCACAGTCTGGTACTCAGGTCCTTACTGGGGTACAGAAGAGATTACTAAGGCCCTATTTACTTTCTTAAATGGTAAGTGGGTTACTACAGGTGAGACTGTAAATAGATTTGAAGGTAAGTTTAGCCGCAAGTTTAATGTTGCTCACTCTCACATGGTCAACTCCGGCAGCTCTGCTAACCTAGTTATGATTGCTGCTCTTAAGAAGAGATACAACTGGCAGGATGGAGATGAGATCATTGTATCGCCTGTAGGCTTTGCAACCACCATCTCGGTTATTGATCAGAATAAACTGACACCGGTCTTTATCGATATTGAATGGGAGACATTAAACTTTGATCTTAATAAGATTGAAGAGAAGATTACTCCTCGTACTAAAGCTATTTTTGTATCGCCTGTACTAGGTAACCCACCTGACTTTGATAGATTGTTAGAGATAGCTCAGAAACATAACTTACTGTTAGTTGGTGACAATTGTGATAGTTTAGGATCTAAATGGGACGGTAAGTACCTAAATGAATACTATGTAGCATTCTCTAATTCATTCTACCCTTCTCATCACATCTCAACAGGTGAAGGAGGTATGATCTGCACTAACGATGCTGAGTTAAAAAAGCTTATCATGAGTTACTCATGGTGGGGTAGAGCTTGCTACTGCGTAGGTGCCGCTAATCTTTTACCAAATGGAAGCTGCGGTTGTAGATTCTCCCAGCACTTAGAAGGCTACGATGGCATTATTGACCACAAGTACATCTTCGATAATATGGGCTACAACCTCAAACCTCTTGATATGCAAGGAGCTATTGGATTAGTACAGCTTGACCGAGTAGATGAGATTGAAGCAAATAGAAAAGTATCTAAACAGACTATTGAAAAGATTTTTACAGGTAACATTCAAGGTGTGAAAGGAGTACCTTCTCTGCCTAAAGCAGATGTATCTTGGTTCGGTACTCCATTTATCTGTGAGAATAGAGAGGTAAAAGAGAAGCTTGTGGCACATCTAGAGGCTAATAAGATTCAAACTAGAAACTATTTTGCAGGTAATATCTTACTACACCCGGGATATAGACACTTAGGTAGTGTAGCAGACTACCCAGAAGCAAGTAAGGTCTTAGATAAAGTATTCTTTGTAGGTGCATCACCTCACTACACTGAAGAAGTTTTTAATTACATTGAAGAGGTAGTAAAACAGTTCCAATTATGAGAATAACTAATATTGATACTATCAGCGCTCTATTCGATCGACTAATTACCGAACGTATTAAAGAATATAACTTTACTAAGCAAGGTAAACTAGAGGAAGCCACACACCAGCAAGGTGTTGTTGCAGAGATTAGAATCAAGCTTGAAGAGCTCCTAACTGAAACTTATACAACAGGTAGGTATGAGTATGTAGGAGAGAAGAGAACGTTCGATGAAGCTAAACTACTAAAAGACGTTGAGACTTTGATTGTAAATGACCTTGATGTTGGCGATGCTTACTACACTAAGACAGACGGTGAACCTACTTTAGAGAAGTTTATGGTTAACGAAGCTCGTCTACGTAAAGCAAATGAGAGTAGAGGACGAATGAAAAATTCTATTGATGCTACTTTTAAAGGCATTATAGAAGGAGAGCAGTAAGTATCTATGAAAGATTTAGAATCTTCAATTAAGAGACAAGGAGAATGGGTGACACAGATTATTCATTTTATTCACGGAGAAAAAAGAACCTTTGAATCAGTAAGCTCTGAGTATGTAAAACAAGGACAGTTTACTAAGCTAATCACTAAGGACGGAAGATACATACTGGTTAACGATAAGAATGTGCTTTGCATAGAAATTTTTAGAGAAAATGAGTAAAAAAGTAGTCATCATTCCAACTTTCTGTGAAAGCCATTTAATAAAACACCAGATTCCTAACATTATTGACACGGTTAGTCCTGATGTCATTATTATAAATGAAGGGATGTTTCCTGCCGGTACAGAAGGTAATAAGTACCTCACCCGAGAGTGGTTACAAAAGTACACCCTGAACGGAGAAGGTAAGCGAGGATTTGATTTCTCACAGCTCAAAGACATCGTAGAGCAGGCTCAAACAAAGCACCCAGATGTTCAAATTATTCTAAATGAAATGGAGTATGGGGCAAATATGTCCCCCACAGATTGCTACGTTGCCGCCACTACTAACTTTAGCGAAGTAGGAATTGAAATTGAAGAAGGTGACTACATCTTTCCTTACGAAGGAGATGTATTCCACCATGAAAACTCCAAAGAGGAAATACAGCACTACCTTACCCAGATTAAACCCGGGGAAGGATTTAGATCTATATGGATCGACTATATGCAAAACTTCTGGTACGTTGAGAAAAATCGTATTAAGCCCTGGTTAGGTCCGGAGTATCAACATGATAATAATTATATGTCTCGAAGGATCTGCTTTAGGTACGATAAAGGAGGAGTAAAGTATTTAAATATGTTGAGAAACTTTATGTCCAACGATTATCATAACCCTGTAACCGGGTACGGAATGCTGTATCCAACTGATCTCATTACGTACCACTATGCCTGGATCCGACCAGGTAAGTTTAGAGAGTTAAGATGTGATCAGCTTCAAAGACAGGTAGGATATTGGGAAGCGTTTACTCGTGGCTTAGATGAATGTGATAGGTATGAAAGAAGTGAGGTTACGATTAGACCTAATCGTATCAGTACAGTAGATGGGTTTGTTAAATTCTTTGATAAATTTTCTCATCCTAAACATATACGTAATCATCAACTGTGGACAGATCTTTCGGAAGAAATAAAAGTAAAACTTAGGTAATATGAAACTTCACATAGTTGTCCCCACTATTATGACTAATCCTAAGCAGGAATTTAAATGTCTAGATCAACTAGTAGAACACTTTTCTTTACATAATTTAGACTTTAAAATCTATTTTGTAGCAAATGTACCCCTAGTTGAGTTTAATGAATACATTCCTACAGATAGTAGAATCAGTAAAAGCATTTCACACCTAGAATTTAGTATTTCAAGAGCTTTAAATTCAATCTTTGAAACTATTAAATATGGTGACGAAGATATCCTCGGATTTGTACAATCAGATACTTTTATAGATAATCCAAATTGGATAATAGACTTAATTAATATACTAAATACTCCAGAATATAAAGCGGGAGTACTCGGCCTACGCCCACATTCTTCCAGTAACAGAATTGGTGCAGCTATAAACTACCAGGGAAAATTTAATATACACCCAGCAAGATGGACAGACGGTGTAATGTTATTTAAAGGACGAACATACTCAAAAGTCGGACCATTTGATGAAAATTATTTTGGAGACTGTGAAAGTCAGGACTTCTGCTATACAGCAGATGAAAAAGGATTTATAAACTACTGGTGCAGTGATGATACTAAGTATTTTGGTTATACTAACAAGACTGTACATTTTTCTCAAAAAGCCCGACACAATGTACAGGCATTCCAGGATAAGGTAGCAGCTTCAAGAGAGTACTTAAACAAGAAATGGAACAAGTAAAACAAAATATTGTTTTCTGGGTAGGAGTAGTAAGCACAGATCCAGTACTATTAGAGAAGCATGGCGACTTTAGGTACTTTGAGTATTCAAAGAAAACCTGGGAGTACTGGTGCAATAAACATGGTGTGATCTTTTACGAGTATAATACACCGTCCAACATAAACACAGGTGTGCATAAAGTTACCTGGCAACGCTGGTTTGACCTACCTAATCAGCTTAGTAGTTACGACTGGGGGAAAGTAGCAGTAGTAGATGCATCCTATATGATTAAGTGGGATACTCCAAACTTTTTTGAAATGACCTCAGATAAGCTCAACGTCTTTCAAGCATTGGAGAATATTAGATGGATGAATGAAGGTGTTAAAAGTTATCAACATTTATTCCCCAATGTAAAATTTGACCTCAAGAGGTATATGGACTGCGGATTTCAAATCTTTACTCAAGAGCATATACCTTTCTTGGAAGAGCTTAAGCAGTTCTATTTAGAGAATACGGAAGAAATTCTTAAATTGCAGAAAGAAGTAGGAAGAGGAACTGACCAGCCGGTCTACAACTACCTTCTACAGAAAAATAACATAGATTTTAGCTTTGAACTTCCTAATTCTTTCAACTTAAATCATATGAATAGGTTTAACTGGTTTACTTATAATTGGCAATTAAAAGAAGATAGAACGCCCTACTTTATTAAGTACGGAAATTTATGGAAGTATAGCGGTTTTGACAGAAAACAGCGCAACAGTTTAATGGAACAGACTTGGAACCTAGTAAAGCAAAATTATGAAGCGTAATATTATATTCCTTATTAATATAATACACGATAAGAAGTTTGAGGGAGGTGGAAATTCTCTTATAGGAGCTTTTGAATGGTCTTTACAGAGCTGGAAACACTACGCTGAAAGGCACGACTGTGATATTTTTGTACTCGATCAACCTCTCTTTGATCTGGAGTATATGAAACCTAACTGGTACAAGATGTATATTTTAGACATCTTAGAAGCAAATGAAGTAGAATACGATCAAGTACTCTATGTAGATTACGATACAATTGTTACACCTGATGCACCTAACATCTTCGAATTAACAGAACGTAAATTCACAGCAATTCGTAACTTTGGGGACATGGACTGGGTATGTAGGAGTATTGAAAACTATTCAAAGTTTATCTTTGACGGTTTTACATTTCCGTACTACAAATACTTTAACTCAGGTGTAATGGTATTTAACAGTAAACATAGAGAGTTCCTAAAATCAATTCAGGAATACTATCAAAATTACCGCGATAATCTAATTTGGATGCAGAACACATATTGCGTTGGTAACGATCAGCCGGTGTTTAATTTCTTTGTAAATCGTGATATTCCTAATGATTATAAAGTTCTGGGTTATGAATGGAATATGCAAGATATGATGAGATTTGAAGTTTTAGGAGAAGATATGTTACATACTCATTACGGGTATGTAAGCCATTATAATGCCGGAACCCCACCGTCATCTCAATATTGGATGGAAAAAACTTATAAACACTTATATGGATAAACTAGGAGGATGGGCAATTCAAGAGTCCTGTTACAATCTTATTAAAGAAATTCTACCAGAAGGTTCTACTATTTTAGAACTCGGTAGCGGCATAGGTACAAAGTATCTAGCTCAACATTATAAAATGTACTCTATTGAAAATTATATTGAATGGGTGGGTAAATATAACTCTGAGTATATTTTTGCTCCTATAAAGAGCTACGACAAAGAGTGGACTGCCCCTAACTTACCTGGAGAGAATACTGAAAGGCAGGTAGGGTGGTACGATCCAATGTTTTTAAAAGATAGCCTACCAGCGCACTACGATCTAATTTTAGTAGACGGTCCAAATGGAATGTTCGGTAGAGGAGGTTTTTTAAAGCATATAGAGTTGTTCAATACAGATGTTCCACTTATATTTGATGATATTAATCGAAAATCTGAATATGAGCTGATGGTTGAGGTGTCAAAGTACATTAACAGGCCCTGGAAAAGTTTAGATGAGTATACTGGATATATTTTATGACGAAATTTGCAATAGGGTGTTTAGTTCAATGGTATGAAGTACAAATTATACCAGAGTACATTTCATCTTTAAAGAGCGCTGTTAGTAACTACTCTAAAGAAAACGTTAAGATAGACTTTACAGTAGTGATGGGAGAGCAGCTAGAACAGTTTGAAGGAACTTCAGAAGAGTTCTTACAGGTGTATCATGATATAATCAAAGTTATTTACTCCCTCACTGCAGAAGGATTTGAAACTACTGTTAGATATATTAACAACCATATACACAGTATTGCCGACTATAGAAGGGAATTTAATGAAAGGTACTGTGAGGAAGTTGACGTACTGGTATGGGGAGAGTCGGATATGCTCGCACCTAAGCAAATGTTTACCGTGTTAGATTTACTACATCAACAGGTTAATCAACAGTCTCCTAAGTACCTAGCCTTCTTCGGAGGATGTAAGATGTGGGATGATAGCTGGAAACCTCTAGAACATCCTAAGTTTACAGATAAACCTTTTATTGAAGGAGATACTACTAACTGGTGGTCATTACGTTATACTATGTCAGAAGCAGAGATGAATGCTATCAACGATGAGACAGAAGAGCTAGAAGTACTCACACTCCCACAGCATAAGTTTAATGGTTGTGGTTTAGTTATTTCTTCTGAGGTAGTTAAAGCAGGAGCTAATATACCAAAGGGTATGTTCTTTGTTCATGAAGATACAGCTATGATGCACATGACAAACAAGTTACTAGGTAACATACCTCAATACGTTATCAGAAACATATTACTAGTACATAACAGAAAGCATCATAGTAAACGTTACAGGGTAAAAGGAGAAGCTGGAATAGATTCTACTAATACTGGACTATTAAGAGAGCAGCACGATTGGTATAAGAGAGCTTATCAAGCAAGCAGTATGAACTTAGCTAATTTATTCAACCCCGGTTATAAATTTAAATCTTGGAAAGATGCCTTATAATGTTTTAGCAATTGGAGCACATCCAGATGATATTGAATTCGGATGCTTTGGCACTTTAAGAAAACATCTCAATAGTGGTGATAGAGTCACACTACTTGTAATGACTCAGAGCGATGTAAAGGATGCTCATACTAATGAAATTACTAGAGATGCTAGCATCAGTCAACAAGAAGCACAAAGAGCAGCAGATGTATTAGGAGCGGAACTAATCTTAGGACCATTCCAAGATACTAAAGTTCCTTTTGATTCTGAGTCAGTTAGCTTTATTGAAAAAATAGTTAAGGAGAGAGGTATTGACTTCGTATACACTCACTGGGCTGGGGATACCCACCAGGACCATATCAATACTCTATCAGCTACAATGGCTGCTACTAGACTAGTAAAGAACGTTCTCTGTTATGAGCAAGTACCTCTTCCTAGAATTACAACAACCTATCCAGTAGCAAACTATTACGTTGACATCACAGAGACATTAATAACAAAGCTAGCCGGATGTCAAGCACATGATAGTCAAATACAGAAGTTTAATCAACACGGCTTTGATATCTTAGACGGTATTGAAACTCTGGCCAAGTACAGAGGTACTCAAGCTGGAGTAAAGTACGCAGAGGCATTTGATGTTCTAAAGATGGTACGTTAATGTATAAGAAGTACGCCTATCAGTTACAATCAGGCACTGAAGCTCTTACAAAAGCTCTTGAGCATTTAAAGTCAAAGAGAGTTATCATTCCAACTTATACCTGCACAGATATTCTAGCAGCAGTATGGCTTGCTGGATGTGAAGCTATTATTGTAGATTGTAACAAGGACTTGCAGATATCTCCTGAGGAGGTTACACTCAAAGCATCTGATGCTGATACAGTAATTGTACCTCATATGTTCGGTATTAGAGCTAGTGTAGAGATGATTCGTAATACAACAGATCTAAAGATCATTGAAGATCTTAGCCAATGTCATGGTCTACCTAACTTAGGAGCGAATGCCGATGTTGTAGTTACTTCTACAAATAAGAGTAAGTGGCTAGACTTTAACGGAGGAGGAGTTCTATTCTTAGATGAGCAAGTCGACCTACCCCCAGCAGATATTAAACACTGGCCTGAACTTATAGAGAAGAAGTTTAACAGAAGAGTTGAATTAGCTCAAGAGTTAAAGAATGCCGGAGTAAAGTTAATTGGTCAAGAGAGCGCCTGGTTAAGAGGAATGTATTACACCGAACAGTCTAAAAGAGAACCTTACACTCCTCTGCATAAAATTACAGATGGAGTTGATTGCCCGGAAGTTAATTCGTATATTGGTAAAATAGATTGGGTGTCAATCATAGTATGAGGGTATCAATACATCAACCAGAACATTTTCCGTACCTTGGCTTCTTTCAGAAGATGCAAGCAGCAGACCTATTTGTTGTACTTGATGACGTTCAGTATACAAAGAATAACTTTCAAAACAGAAATAAGTTTCTAAACTCAAATGGAGTTGATGAATGGTTTACAGTTGAAGTAGAACCAAAAGCGAATACAAAGTCAATCAATAAGGTAGTTGTTAGTTCTAATCCTAAATGGAGAAGAATTATAACAAATAAATTACAAACAACATTTAAGAAGGATCTCTCAAAGATCTACAGTAGTAATCGTTTAGTTGATATTAATTTAGCTTCTATTGAGTACTGCAGACAGGCATTAAACATTACTACTCCGATGATATTAAGTTCAGAGCTAAACATAACAACTAGCTCCAGTCAGAGACTAGCAGATATATGCAGAGCATTAGATGCTACTGAATATATTAGCGGTGCTGGTGGAAGAGCTTATTTAGATGAGTCTTTATTTGATTGTAAAGTCTCATACTTTCAACCTCAAGTGCCAAACTACTACACAACCCTACAGCACATATGAAAATAGCATTCATAACTGAAGGAGGATACTCAGGAAAGATCTCAAGAGATAATCCTAACATGAGAACAGACCAGGCTTGGATCTGTGCTCTAGATGCTGTACATTATCCAATTAATCAACTACCAACCCAGCATCAGGATATAGCTATTGTAATTGTTCCTAAGGAAAAGAACAGAGAGTATTTAGCACAGGTAAACTTTCCTTTAATAGAGAAAGTAAGAGAAGTAGCTGATAAGGTTTATGTAATGCAGGAGAGTACCCACTGGGACTGGCAGGACGAATCCTATCCAGCAATGGTATGGTACTACCGGCAGTTGTATGCTGCTGATGCTGTCTTATGTCACAACGACATAGACGTTCCATATTTCACAGGCATTACAGGCAAGCAAGCTAAAGTGCTTCCTACATTAATGATCACAGACGTAATTACTCAAGCAACAGAGAAAGAAGACAAAGTATTTGTAGCCGGTAACTGGCATACAACCTACAGAGGCTTTGATGCTTGGGTGATTGGTAGCTCATTTGAATTACCGATGGTAGGATTCAAGAGCGGTAAGTTCAAAGCTGGAGAAGAGAATAACGGAGTAGATTATTTACCATGGATGGTCTGGAAAGACTTTATGTATGAGCTTTCTAAATGCAGGTACGGCGTACAGACCTATCAAGCATCTGCTGGACAGTTCCCTTTGAACTGTGCTTACCTTGGAGTACCTTGCATAGGATATAACGATATTAATACTCAGAGAGATTTATTCCCAGAACTATCAGTTAAGAGAGGAGATGTCTTACAGGCTAGAAAGCTAGCAGGTCAATTACAAACAGACAGGGTATTTTATGATGAATGTTCTATAAAAGCAAAAGAACTCTATCAGGAACTTTATTGTGAAGAAGTATTTTTAAAACAAATAGAATTATGAGAGTATTAGTTACAGGCGGTGCAGGCTTTGTAGGTACAAATTTAGTTAAAAGGCTTCTCAAAGAAGGTCATCAAGTAGTATCGATTGACAACTACAACACAGGACTAAAAAGCAATCACATAGAAGGCTGTGAATACTTGGAATACGATCTCCGAGATATTACAGACTATACTTGGATCAGTCCTGAGTTTGTCTTTCATATGGCAGCTATTGCTCGCATACAGCCTTCGTTTCTAAATCCTAAAGAGTATTTTGAAGTAAACGCTCTAGGTACTATGAAGCTGGTTGATTGGTGTGCTAGAGCTCAAGTGCCTGTTATTTATGGAGGTTCTTCTTCTAAACACAGTGGTAAGTTTAAGAACCCTTACACCTTCTCAAAAGATATCGGAGAAGAGATTATTGAGCTGTACCGAAAGCATTATGGATTAGAAGCTACTATTGCTCGCTTTTATAATGTTTACGGACCTCACCAGCTTCTAGAAGGAGGCTATACTACTTTAATTGGAAGATGGCTTAATAATATCGAGAAAGGAGAACCCTGTTACATTTACGGCGATGGCGAACAGCGCAGAGACTTCACCCATGTCGACGATATCGTTGATGCTCTTATCCTGATTATGGAGAACGAAGTACAGGGGTTTGAATTTGAATTAGGAAGAGGAAAGAATCACTCGGTTAATGAAGTAGCTAAGATGTTTGGTATTGAACCTATCTATACCGATGCTAAGCCCGGAGAGGCTAGAGACACTCTCAACACAAGTTCAACTGCAAAGTGGGTACTGGGATGGGATCCTAGAAGAGAACTAGAAGATTATATAAAAAGTGTGCTGTGAAAAACGTAATGATCTTTCAGGACTTTGTCCGAGGTACATATGGAAAAGAATGGCACCAAGCAGAACTGTTTAAATATTTTAAAGCTCAAATTGATAACAGTATCGAGTTAGGATGGGAACCTTCTGATATTATTATTCTTACCAACCTACCATTTGAGTATAGGGAAGTTAAAATTATTAAAAGCATTCACGAGTGTACGTATAATAAGTACTTTAATAAGCTATTAGGTATCTGGGAGTTAATTTACTACAAGCATATAGGAGAACCGTTCTGGTTTCATGACTTCGATGACTGGCAGACCTATTCAATGACCTTACCAGAATTTGATGGAGAGATTGGAGCGTGTAAGTATATAAACTTTACACAGTGGAACACCGGAAGCTTATTTATAAAACCAACAAGCCTGCCTTTTTGGCAGCTTTGTAAAGATTTTATTGAATCTAACGATTCACATCCTACTCTACTTCAGATTGGAGATGAGAACATATTCAATCTGCTCTACAATCAAAACATAGAGCAGCTTAGAGACTTTATTACAGAGGTACCTTATGATTACAACATAGGAATGACTGGGTTAGATGAAAGGTTAGCACGAGCAAACTCTCCAAAGGTTGTTGCTTTTAAGCCCTCAACCGAAACCATTACAAAGTTAGAAAAATACAAGTTGGTACCGGAGAGGTTATTACGTATATTTAGTACATATGAATTCAACTAAAATAACTTTTGTTATTCCCTCTAGGAACAACTTAGAGTTTCTACAATTAGCTTACAAGTCTATTCGTGATCTAGATACTAGACATGAGGTACTGGTATTAGATGATGCAAGCACAGACGGCACAACTGAATGGATTGCTTCACAGCAAGTCCAGGATGAATACCTAATCACATATCACAATCCAGGACCTGAACGCATCGGGATTGTAGGTATGTTTGATAAAGGTATTGAGATGGCCCGTACCGATGTTATTATGGCTTTCCATGCCGATATGGTGGTATGCAAAGACTTTGATAAGAATATTCTTAAGCATTTAAAAAGAGGTACAGTTGTATCTGCTACCAGAGTAGAACCTCCCCTTCATCCAGTAGGTCCAGAAAAGATTACCCGCAACTACGGAATAGAAGCTAATGAGTTTGATCATCAGATCTGGTATGAGCAGAGTGAGAAGCTAAAGCAAGATAGAGTAACTGAAGGTATATTTGCTCCCTGGTGTATGTACAAAGAAGACTTCTTAGCTATAGGAGGACACGATGAACTATTCGCTCCTCAGTCAAAAGAAGATTCCGATCTTTTTAATAGATTTGTGCTTAACGGGTATCAAGTCCTGCAGAGCTGGGATGCTCTAGTATACCATTTTACTTCTAGAGGATCTAGATTTAACAAACATGCCGGTGGTGCTGCAGGAAAAAACTCACAAGAGTGGCTGTATACTACTGAAAAAAATATGCGTAACTTTATACGCAAATGGGGTACTCCTGTACAGCATGACCCGTTAATGAAACCAGTCATCACTCCTAAGTACAATATTGGAATCATACTTGAAGCAGGAACATCTACTTTCTTAGAACTATTAGAACCGTGGTGTGATACTATTTACATTAAAGACTACAACTTAATTGCACCAGAGTACATTGCTAAAGAGCAGGCAAATACTTCTTATAGCCTGTCAGAAAGAATCAAACCCTACGATAATGAAAAGAATTGCGAGATTCTTTTAGAAGTAGATAGAGATATGTTTATGAACCATGACTTCCAGATCATTCAACAGCTACCTCATATTATTAAACAGTACGGAGAACCTGGACGATTCCAACTCGGTAATATGGTAGTAGAGATCGTTCAGATGAACGAATACCAGAATACTTTAATTAATTCCAAAACAAATGGGTAAAATTCATTTGCAAGATCTAGATCGCTACGAAGAGGAACTGCGTCCTTACCAGCCGATCAAGACAAATAAGAAGAAAAAAGTAAGTCCTATTTATAATAAGGACAATGATCAGTTGGATCGAAACTAATTTCTTCTTATATTTAAAGCATGAAAGAGCTACTCTTAAAAGAAATCCAAAACGTTATTACTGAAGCCACGAAGGTTAACTTCAAGGGCAAACAGTTTGTACTTAAAGTAGACGTTAACGAGGATCCAAACAAGAAAGGAATCAAAGTACAATTCATTCCTTCTACTCTCAGTCCAATTAATCCTACCGAGCAGAACGAGATTGCTATGGCCCTAGCTGAAAAGCTTGATGCTGGCCTTAAGCAGTTTGGTATGCAGGTTGAAAGAGATAGAGAGCTTAAAGACAAGTCAATTATCGGCTTCTTTATTTACATCGAGTATGTAGATAAAATTATTCGTCAAGCATTAGGAACACAAGCTTAATCTCTTTTTATGAAAAAGTATTCTTTCTACAGTCGAATAGATGGTAGCCAGGAAGTTATTGGCTCAACTATAGCTTTCAGCCGTTTATCAGCCGCTGAACAATTTGCACAGAGAAAGCAGCTACCTCTTAAAAGCTTTCTAGGTCTATTTAAAGTAAGCAAATGAAGCCTAAGGAAATACTTAGACGCATTCTAAAAGAACAACTACCTTTGAAGTACCGAATCAAAGAGGTACCTCGAAATAAAGAAGCTATGAATAGAGAGTTATTTGTTGAAGTACTCAAGCTACTAAAAGAGATCAACGACAGAACTGATTTCGTAGCTTCAGAGATAGGAATGGATATCACCGCCTATGAAGATAAATTCTTTAGAGTAATTGAGAACCTAATGCGAATGAACTTTAATAAGGAGCAAGTATTCCTTATTGAGTTATACCTAAATGAGATTGATTACAACGAAAAAGAGGAATGGGATGGATACATCTCAGTAACAGTTGGAAAGAAAGAGCACAAAGTTGCCTTCCGCACTCCCGAAGATGTTTGGGAAGCTCTTCAAAAATTTAAGTAGGATAGTTGCCTCTTAAGCTTTTTGTTCGTATCTTTAGAAAGTTAAAATAAAAACAAGTATGGAAAAACGGTTGTGTACAGTATGCCAGGAAGAGATCAACCCTCTTCGTATTAAAGCTCTCCCAGACACCAAGACGTGTGTCAATCACTCCACAGTAGGAGCAAAGCGAGGTCGTATCCTTACTCTAGGAGAAGGAGACCATACCTACAACGAAATTGAGATTCTAGATGAAGAGACTTACCGTCGAGTGGTATCTCTTGAATTTGGAGTAGATCGACTGGCCGAAGAGATGCCAGAGATTCAGAACTATGATCAGACTATCGTTGCTGACAGCAGCCGTGCTTTGAAAGAGAAAGCAGATAAGTTCCTGGAGGATGAAGAAGATGTAAAGCTTCTAGAAGATCCTGAGGAGGTTATGGACGACGAAGAAGAGGAGGAAGAATAGTGGAAGAGAAGAAGAAAGGAAGACCTAGTAAGATCCTCCTCAGAGAGGATATCGAACGAGCCATTAAGATGACTAAATCTAATAAGGCTGCAGCTCGATACCTCCACTGTTCCTTCCCTCACTATAAGAAGTATGCTCTTCTGTATAAGAATGAGGACGGAGTAACTCTCTTTGAAGCTCATAAGAACCAAGCCGGTAAAGGTGTTCCAAAGTTCTTAACTGGACGTGCTAAAGAAGCTCCTCTAGAAGAGATCTTAAACGGAACTTTTCCGGTAGAGCATTTTAAACCTGCTAAGATTAAAGCAGCTTTGATTGCAGAAGGGTATCTGCCTGAGCAGTGCAACAGATGTGAGTTTGGAGAAGCTAGATTGCTAGACGGTAAAGTGCCTTTGATTCTTACTTTCAAGGATAAGAACAAACATAATTACCATCGAGACAACATTGAGTTACTCTGCTATAATTGTTCCTTTCTCTATGCTGCTTCTCCTATTTCGGATGAACAGGTAGAACAGATGGAGGACTATATAGAACTTCAGGTTAAAAACTACGATTGGGAGATTGACCAAGCTCATATAGACCACTTGAAAGAGTTAGGACTGTGGGAAGATAATAAGAAGCCCGGTGATGAATTTATATCTCGACAATGAAAGTACCTAAGAAGAGACAAAGACCCCAACTAGACTCAGAGAAGAATAAGCAATACCTTCTTCAGAAGCATGCTGATAAACTCCTAGAGCAGGACCAGAAAAATAAAAAGTTATCCGAAAAGTTGCTCAATCGAGATATCTTTACTATATTTAGTGAAGAAGAAACAAATAAAGGTTATGAGCGAGAAAAGAGGACTGACGGAGAAGATCAAGTTTGATTTTAATACCGCAGGTGTTTTAGAGATTCAAAGTGCAGATGGTATTTGGTACCGAGTTACTGCAAAGACGTTTCGCTCTTACGACGGACCTCGTCGGATTACTGAGCCTGAGTTTACTCAAAAGTCTAACCCATGGGTACCTATGCGAACCTATGTATACGAAGGACCGGTATACTTTTCAGAAAGTAACCGAGTTGCTACTAAACAAAATAACTTTACTGTTCGCTACATATGAGACAATTTGTATTTGAATCCCCAGAAGAGTTTGATGCTTTCTTTACCGGTAAGAATATGCAGGTGACAGAAGCAATTACAGATGGGATTAGAGTAGCTGTACAGGCTAGAAAGAAACATGCTGACCTGTTTGAAGTAACGTTTGAAGGAGCAGATACTGCATTCGATATCAGCTTACCCTCTACAGAATGGCCTCAGGCATTAGCTAAGTGCTTGGAGATCTACGAGCAGGAAGAGATGTACGATGATGCAATCGATACTTACCAGTTAATCAAACAGGTTTCAGATGCGAGAGATCTTATCTAAAACTCATCTAGACGGAACTACGATTACGTACTTCATGTCTGAGAATGGGAGAGTAATCTCTTCAGAGATTAACTATACAAAGAACTATAAAAGCTTACATGAGGAATTAGAAGCGGAGAATGAAACTCTACCTAAGACCAAACGCCGATATATGACTGAAGATGGTAAGGTGGTAGGATATCTTACAGCAAAAAAGTTAGGAATTATTTCTTAAAATAGTTGCCTCTTAACAGGAGAGGTACTATCTTTAAGTATTAATAAAAACAAAAAGGTTATGATGATTTCAAACAGCAATGCAGACCGCGTAATGACGGTCGAAGAGTTGAAGACGGTAGTTCCTTTCGCCTTCATCGACAAACCTACTCGTGAGGTATCAGACAAGTACGTACACGTACCTACCAGCCGAGTAATCGAAGACTTAATGACCCTTGGATGGGAGCCAGTTCAGGCAGCCCAGCGCCGAGGCCGTGCAGGTAAGACTTCTATCTTCTCTAAGCACATGATTAAGTTCCAGAATCCTAATCTAGTGATTAAGGGAAATGA